CTAAACTCACGTTTGTTCCTAACCATTTAAACTGCGCCCCTTGAATGCTAAATTGTATTACTGTTGATAATGCGCGACCCGTCCCCGCAACCGAAAACTTGACATTTCGAGCGGCACTTGCCCCCGCCCACTCAGCAACGTTCCATGTAGCTGTGTCCCATGTAGCCCCTATCGGCTCACTTGTCGCGGTGTTACTAACACTCTTGTCTATATAATCATAACCCACTTCCGCGCCTAGTGTAGAGCTACCGTCGAATGTATATGTTATTGTAACATTCTTAACGTTCTTTATATTAGAGATTCCAAGGGTGCTATATGCCTGCTGCGCTACACAGTTAATATTTGACCCGTTATCATCAAAACCAGTATCAGCTTGATAAACAACACCATCACCACCAAAATATAAGCCATTATTAAACGAGCTAAATACTGTTGCATTCCAGCCAGTAAATAAACTAGGTGCTTGCGTTTGAAATACTTGCGCATATTGAAAGTAGTTACTACCGTCCACTTCTGGAACATTAACCAACAACCAACCTTTGTTATTATATACCGCTAACTGCCAATCATCATTAGTTCCATAAGTTTGAAAAGCTTGCCTTATTGCCCCACCTAACTTTGAAGCCTCTAATAAAACAGCTCCCGTGTCTGTCGAGGAGTTTATAGTACTACTCAATGGAACTATATCTTGACGAGTGAGAACTATAATATCGCCAGCAAACTCTATTGCCGAACGTTTGTTAATAGGCGCTGGAATGAAATATCTTCCTACTAACGCCCAATTTGCAGCTGTGCCAGGGTCATTTCCTTGGTAAACTATCACTTCTCCAGTATCTAATATAAAACAAGCATAGTCGTCTGGCCCACTTCCGCCATCTCTAGAAATACTTTTCATTATAAGAAGGTTGCCACCTGTTTTAGACACTTCATTTAGTGGGAATTTTGTAAACGCACCTTGTATTGCGTTTGTTGCGCCATAATAAAAATTTGAAGTGTCAGTGTCCCATACATACATACGAGATTTATATACATTAATTCCATCAACATCACTTGGCCCATCTGCGTCTAAATCGCCAGAATATACAGCATCCGTAGACGTTGTGCCATCATATATTTGCGGTGTATCAGCTCCGTTAACCAAAACCATAGAGCCGCTTAATTGACCACTCTCAAAGTCAGTATTTGTAAACCCAGTTTTTACTGAGGTTGCTGTTCCCCCGCCTGTTCCAAGGCTATATAACACAGTGCCAGCACCTACAACCAATTGCTTTGTTGTTGTGTTAGCGTATTCAGATAAATGCGCCACTGTTCCAGTCATACCAGTACCAAAACTAGTATAGCCCAACCTTGAAGTTACCCCGTCTGGCTCGGAAATGACATTAGTAAACTGCACAGCATCCGTTATTGGCATAGCTGAACGACTTTCTCTAGTATTTAAGCCACCAGAAGGAACTGGTATTTCTGCTTGTCTTGCCGTTCCGCCTAATTGCTGTACAACTGCTTCCCTCATTGCCCTACTCCTGTATCTGGTAAGTTTGGATTTCTAGTGTTAATATTATACTTAGGCCCTATAATCCTTGAGGGAGTTTCAGACGCTATTAAATCTTCTCTTGCATCATCATACTCTTGCTTTTCAACAGCCGCTGGTAATCCATCACCCGCTTTTAACTCATATTTCAAGCCAAGCTCCATTAAGAACTCAGGAAATTTCACAAGGTCTGTATCTGCTGTAAACGCTGATTTACTAGTTGCGCCCGTAGAATCGGTTATCCATTGGTTAGAGATGTAATTAAAAACAATAGTACTACCCGTCTGGTCAGGAGTAATGAGAATATTATTACCTTGCTCCCTATAATAACGAATAATACCCACGTTAGTTACAACTGAGCTTTTAAGAACTTGCCACTCTTGAGGTGTTACTAGCCCCATTTTGCGGTAATTAGTCCTATCCCAGTCAGTATCGTTAATATACCTTAGAAAGTCACCATCAGTAAAGATATCGGAACGAGCATATGAACCCGTCCCATCCGTTACAAATGTCTCTTCTTTTTGGATAACTTGCCAATCATGCATAGCTGATAACTTCTTACCAACCTTATTTAAAAGAGCTAAAGCCTTCTTAACGTACTTATCGTTATTTCCCACCACCGTTTGCGGCTCTTCTGCCAGTAGTGTTTCGTTTGTTACGTTTTGTATTATTGACAACAGGCTCATCTTTGCCTCCCTCTAAAAGTTTAATTTTCTTTTCAAGCTCTTCAATTTTTCTTTCAAGCTCTTTTGAGTAACTATCTCCCTTAAGAAACTTATCCGCTTTTTTTACTAAATCCCTACCTTCAAATAGGTTTTTAATAGCTTTTTCATGTAAGTTAGCTAATTGCTCTACTGTCTCTACTTTCATCGCATTTAGATTAGCCACTTGCGCTGGTGATATACCTGGTAAAGAATCCAAAGGCACGCCATTTACTTTTGCCTCTTCTCTGTTTTGGTAGTTTTCCCAATGCGTCTCAAATCTTTCTTTATCTTCCTCTCGTACCTTACGACTAACTTCACTCGTTTTATCGCCTGGTATTTTTATATTTATCCAGTCTACATCTTCGTAAACTTGTCTATTTTCTTGCTCACTCTTAAACTTATTATGTATCGCCTTCTTGTGAAACTTAACCGCTAAAAACCTGTCTTCATCAGGGTTAAATTTTGATTTAGTATTAAACATCGTTCCGCTCCGTTTATATTAAAGAAAGGGAGAGGTGTTAACCCCTCCCCAGTAGTTTAGTGATCGAATTTACACATAATTATATTAGCACTTGCATCAATAGCAGTTGCGCAAATATTAGTGTCAGCCGCTGTCGCAACGTTAACATCCAGTGTGCCGTCACCAGCTCCTGTAGGTGTTAGGTTGTCGCCATCAGCGCCCGCAGTAAGGGCTATAGTCAAGGTAGCGATACCTTTAACCTGAACCCAGCCATAAGCACCATCAGTTAATGCAGCTTGTAATACACCAGCACCAACCTCATCACTGTCTGACAAGTCAGAAGTAACGATTGTACCAGTTGCATCACCAACAGCAACAGTTGCATAGTAAGCAACCTCACCAGCCACGCCCGCTGTTGCAGCAGTAGCGGCTTCATACTTTACATATTTGTAAACTTTTCCCGTGTCTTGTTGTGCAAGCTCACCAAGCTTAAATGCTGGCGTGCTATCAATAGCAGTTAAGTCTACTCCAATTTGATATCCCATTGTATATCTCCTTATTAATTGTTAGTCTTTCAATACACCTTGAAGACTACGGTTGGAACAAGTCAAGTTACCTTGGAACAAGATAGGCATAACCATAGCATCTTGGTTTATAGGTTTATCCATATCACCAGGAGTAAAGTTAGCATCTTCATGTATATCAAAGAACAAGTAATCAGTGTTCAGGAAGTACATGTGGTTTGCAGCAATATCGTTATCCAATACAACTGGCACATTAAGGTAATCTAACGCTGCGAAACCACTTGAAGCCATACGAGCAACATTGCCCTCACTAACATTAATGCGCTGAATAGATTGCAACGCTTGTTGGTAGAAGTTGTAGTAGTTTTGGTCGCAAACAATTAGGTTTGGCTTATCAGTTCCACGAGTCAACTGGTTATATACAGTGTTCATGTACTTAATGATGTTAGAAGCAGAAGCTGCTGCGCCACCGTCTGTAGTCGCATCGTAAGATACGTTTCTCCAGAAAGTTTGTACAGAAGCATCAATACCACCAACTGTTCCAGTCGTAGGATCGTCAGCAACGATCAACTCAAGACCACCAATCTGCTTACCAGAAGAACCAGTACCATCAGAATATAGACCAACGTTAATGTTGTTAGCCATAGTCATCATAGCAACCTTAGTACGTGAAGTAATTAGGTCGATGATTTGAGCTTCGCCGCTGTTTTGTCTACGCTCTAGGCCAGAAATAGTTATATTTACAGCCGCTTGCTTCCAGTCATAGTTTGCAGAAGTTAGAGTATCGCTTGCGCTAACGTCTAAAGTCTCATAACCAGAGTAGTATTGGAATGTTGAGTTTTCTGCATACGCCAATTGACGCTGAATAGACTCACCACCAGTTTTAAGCTGAACACCACCTTTATCTTTTAACGCAGTCAAAAGAGCGTTTTTGTCGGTAACGTTATCAGCAAAATCGTTTTGAAAATCTCTCAAAGTACTTGAAAGAACCTCAGTAAAAGTACTATTAGGAATAGTCATTTTAAACCTCGCTTTTTAAAGCTGAGATACTAAGAACTAGCACGCGCCTCCGCAAACCTCTGCTTAAGCCTATCTTCTAGACTCATCTTAACAGGTTGCTTCGTCACTATACGTTTATTGTTGATACCTTTGGCGGCTTTTTTAGCCTTAACAACTCTACGTTTTTCCGCTTCTAAATCTTCCCTTGACTCTAACTCTTTTAGCTCTTCAAGCCTTTTGAGTTTTACAGTTGGTGACATTTCGTAAGCTTCTTCTAGAGTTTTCGCCTTACCTTCGTTTATTAAGTTACCCATTTCTGTTTTAACTTCTTTAAACAACGGGTATTTAGACTCTCCAGTATCATCAATTGCAAATTCAAAGTCCTTAACCTGCTTGGCAATGTAAGCTTCCTCTTTTGCTGCGGTTTGTGCTTTTGTATTCGCTTTTTCATTTTTTATATCTGCTAGTTCCTGCTTCATCTCAGCAAGTGTTTTATCATAGTCAATAACACCATCATCGGTGTTACTAACAGTTTGCTTTAAGTCAACCTTATAAATTTCAGCTAACTTTTTTATTGTGTCTGCTGGATTTGCTATTAGACTTTTTTCAACATTTATAAGGCTTTTTAAATAGTCCGCCTCACTCATGCCTTTTTGTCTTAGCGCTTCCTTAGCATTACTATCAAATATATCATCAATAGAGCTGACCCGCTTTGCAAAATCTGCACGCTCTCCAGCCTTCTTGTGATAATCTTTTCTTAAGCTCTCATACCGTGAAATAAACGCCTCTGCTGCCTCTTTTAGGTCTGGGTTATCTAGCGCGTCCTGGAATGACTCTTGCTCTTTCTTAGTCCATTCCTTTGGTATTAACTTAAATTCCTCTTCTTTTTCTTCTTCTTGAGGCTGGTCTTCAACAACCTCTTCCTCTGTAACTTCATCCGCTACAGCCTCTTCTTCAACTTCTTCAACTTCTTCAACAACCTCTTCTGGCTTGTTACCAGCTGCTGTTGATAACGCCTCTTTAAGATTATTAGCAAAATCGCTATAATCTTCTTCCTGTACCACTTCTGTTTCTGTCATTTATCCGCTCCATATTAGACACCAACAATTGCATTATCTTTAGGGTTGGCCGCTTCCGCTTTTAACTTATCATCTTCTTGCTGAAACTTCTTTTCAGCCTCTAATGATTCTAAAGCTATCTCAACTCCCTTAAAGTTTAGTTTCTGCTGCTCAACTTGATCCTTCAATCCTACTTCCGCCGCTCGGATATCCAGTTCTTTGTCTTTAAGTTGTAGTTCTATTTGCTTAAAATGCCCTTCCATCTGCAATTTAGCCGTTTCTCTTTGCTGCTCCATCTGTGCAGGGCTTGGCTGCTTTGGCTGTTGCGCCTCTTTAGCCGCCTGCTTAACCCTATCTAGTACAGCCTGTTCAATATCACGCCCCATTTTGAACTTCTTAAGCATAGCAATAAGCAATTCACTTGTCGCCTGCAAGCCCAACACCCGAACCATAGCAGGTGTGCGTTCTACAAACTCACTAACAGCACGCGTAAACTCTACTATCTCCTCTTTATCCGCAAGATCATCAGCTGCAATAGTTGAATCGGTCTGAATATCAACCATAACACTAGCAGGCTCTGTTTGCTCTAGTATCTCTTTATAAACCTTAACCTCTTCAATTGGCACACTGGTTTGCAATGCAATAGTGCGGTCTTCATACTTATTTACAATTATCTGGCCAGCAATTCTAAACGCATCACGTATCATTCTTTGCACATCACGCTGGAACTTAGATATTCTTAATGTGCCAAAACGCCCCTTAATGCGCTGCGCTCCTAACGTCTCCCTTGCGTCTGTTTGGCCACGCAATATATCCGCATAACCCATTATCTGATAGATAGCCTGTATGATCTCTTGACGCTGCTTGTATAACGAATCTATAACACCAATCTGGAATGTTAAGTCCTCAACATCCATAACACCCTTAATGCCACCCTTAGACTGCAACTTAGAGAAGTCTTTTATAGGCACAAACTGATTATCCTGCGCACTAGACAATTGCTCTAAATCTTTAAAACTAGCATCATATACACCACGCCTACGTAAGTTATCTACATTGCGACGAATACGCGTTGAAACTTCATCCAACTCATTAGCTAAATCTTGATAGAATACAAATAACGGAACGGGCTTAACCTCTCCTGTTGTATTTGCACTAAACATAGGTTTTGGTATTGGGAAGAAGTCATCCAACTCTAACGGGTCATTGTCTATGCGAAGTGGTGTCTTAACTGAAATACCCTTGGCTATCCAAAGAACCCTACGATTAGTTTTATCCCAAACCTCCCACACTTCAGCAGAGCCGAATTTATCATCTAATGGCCTATCATTCCTACTATTCTTAGTGGTTTCATCTTGGTAAGTGTATTCAAGCTTACTAGCTAACTCCAAACCAAACTCCTCAATTGCCTCAGTATGATTAAACAACCCTCTAAAGGCTATCCAAGGCAGTGACTCCCACGAGTGCGCTTTTGGATATAATAAATCCTTCCAATGCACATGGTTATATTTCACCTCTTCAAAGACCAGCTTCTCTTCCGTCTTTACTTCTATGTCACCTTCGTCATTAACCTCTTCGTTCTCGCGCTGTTCAATAGTTGGCTCGTACATAACACGAATCACACCAGTACCAGGCAATAACAAATCCTTCACAGAATCTTCTATTGACTGAATCGTCTCAGGTAAAGTAGCGTTGTAACTTATAGTATCTTCTAGCATCTTTGCAGCCATACGCGCATTCATACTGTCAGTATCGTTTGCCCTTACATCCACAGAGGGCGCTTCACTAAACAATATAGGAGCTATAGTTTCCGTGTTTGAATATAGGATATTATAAACCGAAAGGAAGTTACCAGAATTTATATCGCGTTGGTAAGAACTGCGCTCTTCATCACGATAACGCTCTTCAATCTTTTCACCACGTGTTTGATAATCTTTTAAATAAGACTTAGCTGCGTCAATCTGCGCGTGCCAAAAAGCAAGCGTGTCGCTAGTCTTAGAGACAGGAATCTTTTTATCTTTGCTCATACCTAAACCCAAAAAGTTAGCTTATTATAACCAATTAAAACAATATATCAAGTGCTTATATCACAGGACTTCTTAACTCTGTCTCCGCGGCTTTCTCCAACCCCGCATCATAAGCTTGCATTTCTTTGGATCTTGCCGCATAATATAGACGTTTTGCCTCTTCCACAGGGATGTTTATCACCGCCACAACCTTTCCATCTTTTATTGTCTGCCTATACCCCTCTGGTGCAGCGTCATTCCAACTATACAAATATTCCTTCTCACTCATAACAATCTCCTTTTATATTATTGACCTTCCGCCAACGTTGCTCTTGCGCCTCATAGCGCCCATAAATGTATTAGTGTCATCTATTACCACGCTACCACCGTTCTCGTCTTCGTAACCGATCCCAGAATACATAAACGAATCCGCGCCATGCCTAAACCAGCCTTTAGAGGGCGCGTCAATAAACACTTTATTCTTATCATCCCACTTTTGCGCAAACGAGCCTAATGATTCCCTTCCCTCCGCTGTCTTCTTCTTGTCAAACACGCAACGGCCAAAATATCCTTTAGTTTGGAGTATAGCGGACTTTACACTCTTAGGCGCTCCATGCACCTTAAAATCCTCTTGTGGTAACAGCTCTTCAAACTGCTCTTTTGTACTCATACCCTCCTTCGCTGTAAAGTGTATGTGGTCTGCATCATGGGGTAAATGGTGAGTTCCGTAA